TCGCGTGCCGCGCTGATTTCCTTCGCGGGATCGATGAACGGCCAGCGCCGCGATTTGAAGATGGGTCGATTGAACTTCGCAAACTTCGACATCGGGAGATTGAGCACGCGCGTCGAAATTGCGGCTTCGAGCCAATCGGCAAAAATCGGTTCCCAGAGATTTTCAGTGTACCACGTCTGAAGAGCTTTCCACCACTCGCGCTCCTCAAAGAGCCCGACCCGGGCGCTCGAAAAATTCACGCTTTCGAGGTCGTTGCCAAGCGTCGTATATGACATGCCGAGCGATGTTGCGACGCCGCGCAGCATCGCCTTTCGGAAGTCGCCGGTCGTGATGTTCGGATATTCGGGTTGCCATGCCGTTAGCTTCCATCCGGCCGGCAACGCCTCGAACGTGCCGGGCGCGGCGTCCATGACTGGGTTGCCGCTGGCCGTCGTGGCGCCGGTAAATTCACCCATCTCCCCGTTAGGTCCGGGCGAATGCTCGAAAAACCCGGCCTTGCTCGCGCCGAGGCGCGCGGCGATGGTCGCCGCTTCCTCGAATGCGCCGAGCTGCCGGAGCCGCGTGATCGCCGACACAACCCAAGGCACGCCGATGGTCTGCTCGGTGCGCTCGGAAAGGTACAGGTGATACAACTCTTGCGCCGGCACCCGTACCGAAACCAGACCTCCGCGGGCGCTCGATCCGTTGTAGAGGTCGCCGGGATGTTGGGCCCGGAGCCAGTACGCGACCGGCCGGCTGTACGCGTCGAGTTCGATGCCGAAGCGGATTTGTTTCCCGTTGCGAAGCGGCTCGAATTTCTCCGTGTCGAGGTGATCGACCTCCCATAGTTGCAGCGCGAACCCGAAGCGGTTGCCGGCGCTGGCGCCACGGATCTTGCGGATGATGATGTTGCCGTCCCGAGGCACGGCCCGGACGGCAAGGCGCTTCACGTCGCGCCAGGCGTAGCGCCCGCAGACGGTGCAGGTGCCGCGCTTGCTCCATTCCGACCAGGCCGTTTCGATCGCCGTATTCGCCGGCCGGTCTTTTGACCATGTGGGCGGCTCGCCGCGGGTGAAGATGTATTCCCCGGCGTCCATCCGGAGGTCAAACCGCACGGCGCCCAAGATGTTCCGCTCGCAAGCGAAAAGGAATCCGCGCTGATAATCGTTGTTCCGTTCGAGGTCGCGCGAGCGGTCGATCAACCGCCGCAAGCTGTTGCGGATTTCGGCATCGGAAGAGGATGCGGCGGCGAACCAGTCGGCGTAGAGTCTGCCGCCCTGCGTGGCGTCGTATCCGCGGCGCTGTGACGCCGCAAAGAAGACACGCCACGCGGCGCGCGCACGTTGGAGAAGCGTCGGGTGCATGTGGGCTGGCCGGTCAACCGGCGCAGCCGAAGCGCACGCCGATCGTTGTAGGTTGAGCGATGTAGTCGGGATCGACTTGGGAAAGCGCGAAACGCACCTGGCGACCCCACTCGACCAGGTTGAAGTCGCCGCGCGGCCCGAATTGGAAATTCTGGCCGTTCACGGTCGAACCGACAAGCCGCGATCCCGACGCCTGCAACGCCGCCTTGTATCGCGCCCACTCGGTCAGCATTTCCGCGCGCGTGAATCCGGCGTAAACCCCGGTCTGAACTTTCGTTGAAATTGCATAGGCGCCCATTTGAAAAAACCGGGCGTGTCAACCGTCAAAACTACCAAGCGGTTGCGAAATTTCTCCGCCGCATTTGACCCGCCGGCCGCGGCGGAACTTGCGGCGAAGCCGGTTGCGTTTCCGTTCCGTCCGGCGCCGCTTTCGCCGCCGGATCCTCCGGCCTGGCGGCGTTGCGGTTCGTCGCGAGCTTCTCCCAGTTCACCGGCATCAAGGAATACAACGCGGCGAGCGAATACACCGCGAGGTCAAGCGCCTCGTTCCGCACGCTCGAATGATCTTTCTCGAAAATCGAGTAGGCTTGCCCGTAGGTGTAGCGCGTTCGGCGCTTCTCGGCCGTGAGCTGCCGGAAATGTTCGGGATCGTAGCCATGACCGCGCGGGAAGTGCATTGCCCGCGGACCAGGTATCGGCAGCGAGAGTCGATCATATATCGCCGACTTTGCCACCGTTACCCCGATGTTCCAGTGAGGAATCCGCGCGCGATTGTTTCGGCTCGGTTTGCTCGGCAGAATCGGCGGCACGTTCACACCGACCCGGTTCAAACCGCGGCACGGATACACCCCGCGGCCGAGGCGCGGCGCGCAGAACGAAAGCACGCGCTGGTGCTTGAATCCCATATCTATAAACGCGCGCTCTATATTGAGCGGCACGCCGTCCTCGCGTGTGAATGTTGACAGCAGGAAATTGTCGAGCCGCGCCCAGACCTCATCCTGCTCCGGGTCGCCGTCGAACACCCGTTTGATCACACCCCAAGATTCCTCGTCGCGCCCGTAACCCGTCACCGCGCATTCGATGCGATCCTTTTGCACGTCAGCAGCAGCCACGAGGAGCAGCACATCTTCCGGCAGCGCGTCCGGCTCGTATTCCTCCGCGCGCTGTTCGAGCGCGTCCGGCGTTGCCGTGACCTCGGCCTCCTCTTCAAACGTCTCGGCGAGAAAGGTATTGGTCCACGCACGGAGCGCCGCGCGGCCTTCCTTTTTCGCGGCCAGAAATTCCGTCGCCGCCTGATGCAGCAGCGAAGAGAAACCTTTCTTCGCGGCGAATAGAGAGTTGATCCCGTTCAGCCAGTAGCCGCGCACGCCGGCAAACGGCCTCGTCGCGACCCATTCCCCGGCGGCAACCGACTCGCGGCGCTCGCGGTCGGTCAACGGGTGCGCGCATTTCTCACATTCCAAGTGCGCGCTCGCCGTGTCACCTTCGGTCCATTTCACCTGATTCCACTGCCATGCCTGCTTGTATCCACACTTCGGACACGGGCACCGCCATTGGTTGAAGTCGGAGCTTTCAAGCCAGGCCCAGATCCGCGAGCGGCCTTTCACGGTCGGCGTCGAGCTGACAACCTGCACCGATTCGGAATAGTTGTCAGCGCGCTTGAACGCGAGCACGACGGGATCGCCTTCCGGGCCAGCCTCCATCGCGTCGATCTCCTCGCACACAACCCGCGGCGCCTGGATCTGCCGAAACGCGCTCGGCGAGTTCGCACCGATGGCCGCGACCCGACCGCCCGGAAACGATTTCGACAACATCGTATTGTCCGAGTCGCGCGACTTCGCATCCTTGATCTTTCCGGCGAAGCACGGAGAAGACCGGACCATCGGCGTGAAAAATTCCTTTGACCATTTCTTGGCCGAGTCGAGCGTCGGATAAACCCAGAGAATATGCATCGGGTCGTGATCGATCGTGTAGCCGGTCAGGTTCATCAACGTCTCCGTTTTTCCGGTACGCGAGGCCCAACACAACACCGTCACCTGGACGGTCGGATCGAGGAACGCCTCTTGCGGCGCCCTAGCGTGCGGCGTGGCTTCGAGCGTATATGGTCCGGCCTTCGCCGTGACGGTCTTGGGCAGTCGCCTATAGCGTTCGGCCCATTCGCCGACGCCGAGGGGCGCCGGGACGGACAAGGCCGCGTCAATCGCCTTCCGTGCTATCGTCGCCGCCAGCTTGCTCGCCTGGTGCTTGATACTCATGGATCGGAATCGCCCGGAGCGTTTCGAGCATCTGGTGTCGCTGCTGCCGGGTCAGGTCGAAACCCATGACCACGCCGCGCAGGTTCTGCAGCACGTCCGTCCAGGTCGCCTCGACAATCGCCGCCGGGATCAAACTGCGGGCGCGCTCGTCCCGCTCCATCTCGGCAAGGTCGGCCTCGGCGCGGAGCTTGCGCAGTCGCTCGCCATCGTAGTCGCCATAAAGCGCGGCGAGCACCTGCGCTGTGGAGTAGCAGCCATCTTTGCCGGCTTCTTGGGCGGTTGAGGTGAGCCGATTCTTCACCGTTTGGCGCGCAAATCCGGTTTCCTCGGCCGCGCGCGTGAGCGTCCACCTCAAGGGCGCGTCGGTGAGCGTGTGCTTCGGCTTCATTGGCCAATTCCGGAAATCGTCGGGACTAGCGGAAAGGTCCAACTCGGCACACCTCCGCTCGATCGCTTTTGGAAGAACCTATTTGCCCCCCGGGGGGCCCGATGGGCGCCTGTCGGTTCTCGGTTTCGGCCGGCGCCGCCGTAGTGCGCCGACGGATACGCGCTCGATCGCGACACCACTTGTCCGTTGCGATGTGCGTGCCGGCGTGAACTTCGAGCGCGCGCTGCCTGTACGCTTCGCGCAATTCGATCCGCTGCCACGCCGCGCGGATGCCGAGCCGGTCGGACAGTTGAAGCGCGGCTTTCGACACGAACGCGGCCGAGAGCCCGAGTTGGCGCGCGGACGAGCGAAGCGAGTGCTCGGATGGGTGGAGCAGCTCGGCCAACGCCACCAGCCGCCCACCGATGACCGCGGCCCGTGGCAAAACACCCCCCCGGCGGCAAATGATATTGTCCTCCAGAAAAACCACGAGGGCGCCCAGTGTTTCGACCCCCCCGGGTGATTTGCAAATGGCCACCGATGAATTACCCTGCCGGTCTGTTTTTTGCATCGCCGTTGCACTCAACCTAGGGGAGAAAAAGCGCGATGCTGTCAAGGTCAAACGTGTTGGCAATTTGGATACACTTGCCGCGGCGCGCCTTGGGATTGCCGGGCAGCCCAACACCCGCACTGGATTCTTCTGCGCATTTTTAATCCTCGTGCGAAATTGTGCTTGCAATGCGTATGCGTAGGCGTATGCGCAAGAGCCATGAAACCACACATGCGGGGAAGACCACGGGGAAGGACAGGCGGGCCAGTCAACCTTTACCTGCCGGACACGGTTAGGCAGCGCGCGACCCGTGCCGCGTTCGAGCGGGGCGAGTCGCTGTCCCAACTCGTCGCCGGGCTGCTCGCACGCGAGTTCCCGCCTCCGGCCGAGACAACGCCAACGCCGCCGGCCGCAGCCGGCAGATGACCATGAAGCCGCGCGCCCTTCCCGCCCTCCGTCTGGTCGGCCGCTTCTTCGCCGATGGCATCGGCACCTGCGCGCTCTGCGCCGTCCTGCTGGCGCTGCTCGCTTGGGAGTTCGCCGTTGCCTTGTGGCGCACGGCGATTCTGGGCCAAGGCGAGGCGGAACAACTTGACGATCTACGATGAACGCCGAAACCAAATTGGCATTGCTTCTGATGGCGCTCTTTGGCGCCGGCCTGGTGCTGGTCGCCGTCGGCCTCGGCGCGCCGAGTCGGCCTGCGGCTTTCGCTGTCGGCCTCATCGTCTGCGTCGCGTCTGTTTCGCTTCTCCGCGAAGGCCGTCGATGAACGCGCATTCAACCGCTTCGGAGCCGGCGCAGCCTCAGGGCCAGCGAGCGATCCCCGGAATGTCGCCCGCGCGCGCCGTGCTCCTATTTCATCAAACCGGGCGCCGTCCGTCATCTAAGGCCAACGCCCGCCGGCGCGGGTGCGAAAATACGCCGGATCTTTCGCGGCATGGCACGTCCAGGCGCGGCCGGGCACGGCGGGGCCAGAGCAAGGCAAGG